GTATGTACAGTTCGTAGAGCAGAATGCCCAAGCTGTAGAAGCAGGAATGGTAGACCTGGTCGAAGTTCCTCAAACAAGAATTAAGATTACATGTACTGTAGGTGATATATTACTGTATGAGAATGTATTGAACACAGATGTATTTCCAATAGTACCAGTGCCGAATATATGGACTAATACACCATATCCTAAATCAGATGTTTCGAAAGTAAAAGATTCTCAGCGATTGCTGAATAAACTTTTCTCTCTCACTCTCTCACATGCACAGGCCTCCGCAGGCCTGAAACTACTCGTTCCGGAGGGTAGTGTTGATGATTTGGGGCAGTTAGAAAAAGATTGGGCTAATCCAAACGCAGTCATACCTTATAACCCGGAATTTGGTCAGCCACACTTCCCTGCCCCACAATCATTAGCTGGAGAGTTCTATGCTCTTATAGATAGAGTGGAACATTATATAGACCTTAGTTTTGGTATACCTGAGCTTATGCAGGGCTTTAAAGAAAAAGCTCCAGATACTGTTCGTGGAACTGCTATGCTGTCAGAGATGGGAGAATCCAGAGGTAAATCGAAACTGCGTGACATTGAGGGAAGTTTGAATAGATTGGGGAGATGTTTATATAATTTAGCCAAAGGGCATTATAATTATCAAAAGACTTTTAGAATCGTGCAACCTAATAATGATTTAACTGAGTTTACTATCAATAGTGGGTTATATGATGATAAGACACGTGAGCTGATGTCAATAGAGAATGACATCACTATTGGTCAGCACGACGTGAGAATAGTATCAGGCTCAACTTTGCCGTCAAACAGGGTAGCTGAATATCAGATGTATCTTGAGGCGTTCAAACTTGGCTTGGTAGACGATGTCGAAGTCCTGAAGAAATCAGAGATTTTTGACAAGGAAGGTGTCTTGAAACGCAAAGGGCAGATGGCTCAAATGCAGGGATACATTAAACAGTTAGAGAAGCAATTAAAGGACTTAAGTGGAGATTTGCAAACTGCTCAACGTGAGAATGTTCATTCTCGTAAGCAGGTCGAAACACAGAAATTCAAGTCTGAGCTAAAGGACATACTTACTGATACTAAGTATGACAGCAAGGTAAACCTTGACAAACTGAAGAATGTTGTCGATGCTCAAGAAGAGAAGGCGAGACAAGTCACCTCACAAAAGTAGGAAGGGTGTCCGAAAGGACGTTTGAGGAAAAGCACATCGGTTATGCTTTGAGACATCCTAAGTGGTGAAGCTATAACAAAAGAAATCGAGGAGTTTATAATGGAAGAAAACCTTAGACAAGAAGAGACCGCTCAAGTGGAGGCAACTCCAGAGCCTTTTCAAGAACCTAATGATATGCAGATGGATACTGCTGAGGTCGACCATGAAGCTGAATCTAAGAAGTTTCAGTCAATGTACGACAAGAAGACGGCAGACTACGATAAGCTTAACGGCGAGGTTGGAGAGCTTAAAAAGCTTGAAAAACTTGGAGTTATGCTTAAGGAAAGACCTGATGTTGTTGAGGCGATGAAAAGAACTTTGGGTGGTGAAAAAAGTGTGAATGAGCAACCCGAGCCTCAAAAGCTCGATGAGAACTCATTCGACCCATGGGAAGCCTACTATAAACCTGGCTCTCCATCTTACGAGATGAGAGTCAATGAACAAAGGTCTCTTGTCAGCGAAGCTGTGAATGAACAGATGCGTGGTATACAAGAGACAGTTGCGGTTAATAATCTCAAAGGAGAATTATCTTCTAAATATGGTATCAATGACCAAGGACAGGTTGAAGACTTCATTCAATTTGCCACACAGCCTAGACAGGATGTGCCTCTAGAAATGCTGGTCGACGTTTATAAAAGGTTTAGAAATTTACCTGAGAACCAAGGCGGCGAAAATGTAGAGGCGGCAAGAAGGGCTCAGTCTGTTCCTCAGACCGCTGGAGTATTGCAAGGTGGAGAACCTGCAAAGCGGGATGAGATGGAAGATATTTGGAATGGGGTTATAAGCGCAAATAGTAGAAGCGATATATTATAACACAATAACAATAGGAGTTTTGTATGGCAACATATAATGCTGGTATGGTTAAATTTGCCGACCCAGGGGCAGTCATTGATTCGACTATCCCGTCACGTCGACTTTTTAACTTTAGCGACCGAGTCGCAGACTTGGCTCCAGATGAATCTCCATTCTTTGTTTATTTGTCTAAAGTAGCAAAAGTTCCAACGGATGACCCGCAGTTCCGATTCTTAGAGGATAGGACCAAGGTTTCCATAACAGACCGCTCTTTCTTATTGAAAGGGTCACACAGCATTCCAGCCGCTGGCAGTACACTGGCTTATTCAGTTGATACTTCAGGTGGTGCGAGTGTTGATTGGCTTGTTAAGGGTATGGTTTTTGCAGTGGGTTACACAGAAAGTAGCTCACCAGAGACAATTATCGTACGTGTCGAAAGCGCAGTTACAGACGCTGGGAGCGATTCTTCTTTTACAGGCAGAACTATTTCTGCCATTGATGGTGCTGAAACAGGAGCAGATAATGCTAATTGTACTGTTATCGGAACATCATACGGTGAAGGAAGTGGCTCACCAGACGTGTGGTCAGAAGAGCTGGATAATGATTATGGGTACACCCAAATCTTTAAGACAGCCGCTGAAATGTCTAACACCACACGCGCAACTCGCTATCGTGGGTACGCAGACGAATGGCAACGGATTTGGAATCTGAAGCTAAGAGAACACAAGATTGACATCGAAAGGGCAATGCTCTTTGGCCAACGGGCCAGTCAAAGCGGAATCAATTATACGGAAGGTATATCTGGACATATAATTAAAAATGGAACATCAGTTGTAGATGACAGTGCGCTGTCTTATTCATCTGGAGCTCCGTATTTTAGAAGTTCAGCTACAAGCGAACTTACATATGACAGGTTGCTTTCTGATTTTGAGGTCGTTTATGACCCAGCCCGTGGCGGTGGACAGTCAAAGTTAGCTTTGGCTAGTTTGCCGGTGATTACATTTTTTAACAAGCTTGGAGCTGATTTCTTTGTGAATCGTTCCTATATGGCTGGAACCTCCACAACGGTCAATGATGTTACTGCTTTGCGGTACAACATGGCTGAGAAGGACGGAAAGTTCGGTCATAAAATCATGATGGTCGATACTATTCATGGTAGCATGGCTCTTGTAAAAGAACCGTTGTTCCGTGGATTCGCCTCAGGGTTCTTGCAGATGGTCGACTTAGACCATGTTGCATATAGACCGCTTGTTGGTAATGGAGTCAATCGTGATACGCATATTGTTACGAATGTTCAGTCTGCTGACGAAGACCTTCGTAAAGATATGATTCTAACTGAAGCTGGTCTTGAAGTTTCTTTACCGGAAACTCATTACCTCTTACACTTAGAAGGAGTATAATATGCGAGCTGATTATTTAAACGAGAACAGTGCTTCAACTTTCAGCTTATTGAAAAAGTGTGAAAGGATAAAAGTAGCAAGAACACTAGCGGCCGCTGATAGCGGCAAAGTTTTCTTTCTTGATTCTGCTGGAGGAGCTTATAGTATAACTCTTCCTACAGCTTCAAATGGAGAAGCTGGTATCAACTACAAATTCATCGTTGAAGAGGAAACTCCAACTGCGGCAATTACATTAGCCGCTGGCAGTGCAATTGTCAGTCTGGTTATGAAAGACGCAGGTGGAAATGCTTCTAATTCAACAGCAGGTACTCAGGTATCTAACATCGTTATTGGTACATCTGCCCAAAAGGGAGATTATATCAATATGCTTTGGTTTGGTGGTGAATGGGTAGCAGAGTGTATGTCTGGTATTGATGACGCTGTTACTACGTCTTAATCCGAATAAATAAGGATAACAGTATGGAACTGTGGGAGCTGTCGATAAAGGGCGGCTCCCGAAATCCAAAGAATTATGAAGTGTCAATATTGTCAACATAAAAATGAAGAACGATGGTTCTATTGTAGAGCATGTGGTGAACGTACGTCTGAAAGTAAATTTACAACTAATATGTTCATGGCAAGTGAGATTGGTAGGAGAAGTGATATAGAGTTCTCAAGTATTGACGTAGAGGCACATATGAATAGTATTCTTAAGAATAGAGAACTTAAACAACAAAATTTCTGGAAGGAGAAAGTAAATGCCATACGGTAAAGGTACATATGGGCGTAAGAAAGGACGACCTCCTAAAAAGAAAAAGAAATCCCGTAAAAGGAAGAAGAAGTAATGGCTGGAACATTAAAGGTAAAGATACAAGAGGACATAATCCTTGACAATCAGGACTATGGTTCCAAGAGAGTATTTGAGATATCAAGTATCGCAAACATATTAAAAAGAATAGTGACAATAGCCTCAGATGATGATGCCACTGTTCTTGTTTTCAAATCCACTACCGCTTCAGCGGATGGTGCGTTGGATTTACAGAATGTGAAATACATTCGTATTACAAATTTAGATAGTTCTAACTCAGTTAATATTTCATTACAGCTAGACTCAGGCGAGGATAATTCTGCCGCAGATTTATCAGTGACACATTTACTTGAGGCTGGCAGGAGTTTTTTAATGGGTGCTCCAGATGAGGGTGCTCACGCAGATGATGATTCAGCAACTATTGTAACTGCATTAACAGATTTAGAAAGTATTATAGTAGACCCTGGCTCTAACAGTGGTCAGGTAGAAGTTTTCGTGGCGAGTACATAATGGCTACATTTGAAGACCAA